CCAGGTGGGCGTAAGATGTTTAAAGAAGTTGTGAATGATTATAAAGTTATCTGCCTAGGATTTGGTCGTAATGACTATCTCTGGAATCAATTGGTGGATGTGTATAATGATTGGAACTCCCTAAATAAGGGTGTAATAAGGATTAAGCGTACTGGTGCTGGAATGCGTGATACTTCCTATGCCATTGCTGCAACGGCTAGGGACGGAGAAATTCCTGACGATAAAAAGGATGAGGCGTATGGACTCCCCCCAATTCAAGAATATTTCCAAGAACGGTACGGGGCTTTGTGGAGTTCTGGCCCTTCTAATGGAGATGGGGAAACGGAGATTAAAACTGAATCCTCCAGCCTAGATTTATTTTAATGCCAAATAGATTAGATAAGGATACGTACTTCTTAAGATTGGCCTATAGTGTGGCACAGAGGAGTACGTGCCCTCGTAGACAAGTAGGATGTGTACTAGTAGACAGTAAGAACCATATTGTAGCAACGGGGTATAATGGCGTTCCAACAGGGTTTACTCATTGCATTGATAACCCCTGCCCTGGAGCGCATTATCCCTCAGGAGAAGGTTTAGACCATTGTGAAGCTATTCATGCAGAGGTTAATGCCTTCCTTCAATTACGGTCTGATGATGAATTGACAGCATATATGACTGTACTTCCTTGCTTCACTTGTGGTAAAATGTTTGCTAATAGTAAAGTAAAAAGGATTATGGCCTTAGAAGAGTATGTTCATACTCAGACAGCAAGTATGTTAAGGATGGCAGGAATACAAGTAGAGATACATGATAGTCACTAAAGAAAAATTTGGTGGGGCATTACAGGATTTAGCTACTTATGATACATGGTGTGTAGATGTAGAGACTAATGGACTAGACCCTTATGCGTATAATCAAGTATGTGGTGTAGGAATTGGGGGATATAAAGAAGGTCAATCTGAATCTTCTGTCTATTATTTTCCTTTCCTACATCATCAAGGAACTAACTTAGGACAAGGTGAACAAGAACAATTAGTAAAGCAGCTAAACAAAGTAGAAACATTGTTGGGCTATAATATTAAATTTGATTTACGGTTCTTAGAAAAAATGGGTGTTCAAGTTAATGGACAAAAACTCATAGATGTAATTGTCCTTGTTAGGCTTTGTGCTGATATAGATGTTAGAGAGTTTAGTTTAACTGAGACTTTAAAACGTTACTATGGCCTTGAGGCTGCTGCATATGACATAGAAACTAAGAAGTGCCTTAAGCAGAACAAATGGCATAAGGACTTCTCTATGGCACCTGTAGAGCTTCTAGGGCCATACTGTGAACAAGATGTCTATTGGACATTGGAGTTGTATAAAAGCTGCACGAAACAAATTCTTAAGATGAACCAAGAAGATGTAGCAGATTTGGAACGTCAATTAACTACTGTATTATATGACATGGAAGGAAGGGGAATTGAGATTGATAAGGAGTATGCAGTACAAGCAATATCTAAAATAGATAAGCGTAGCTATGAAGTAGAGGAACAAATATGGAAGCTAACAGGTTCCGAATTTAATATCAGTAGCTCACAACAGGTAGGGGAAGTCTTAAATGAGTTAGGTATTCATTCTCCTACTAAGACTCCGAAGGGTAAAGAATCCTGGGGAGAAGCGGCTCTAGTACAGATAAATAATCCTATTGCGGGGTTGATTAGACAATATAGATCTCTAGAGAAATTGAAGTCTACTTATCTAGAACCCTACATAAACCTAAATACTTTACATACAACTTTCTGTAATTGGGTAGTAGTTACTGGACGGCTATCTTCTAGGAGTCCCAATCTTCAGAATATACCTAGAACCCACTTTAATTTAATAGATAAGGAACTCACTACAGAGGAACGAGATATAGTACGGGGACGTATTGAAGCTATAGTTTCCACCAAAGGTGGGGTATTCGACAATAAATTGGATGATGATGTCTTGGATACTTGGGGTTTCATTGGAGACGAATCTTTTGATGAAACCAACACATTACAGATTTCTGTTAGGAGATTGTTTGTACCTAGACCAGGATACTCTTTGATAGGCTTTGACTATTCTCAGATGGAGGTAAGAGTCTTTCTTAGTTATTTACAAAATTCAGTTATGGATGAATTGATGCGTCAAAAGGATATTGATTTTCATGGCGAAACTGCTAAGACAGCCTTTGATATGGCAGAAGACCATTCTGAATTTAAGTTCTATAGACAAATGGCAAAGAATATTACGTTTGGCATTATATATGGTATTGGTAATAAGCGGTTGGCTTTGCAGTTACGGACTTCTCCTAAAGAAGCAGCAGCATATAAGCGTAAGTATTTTCAGGGTATTGAAGGGGCTAAAGAATTTATTGATAAAGTAACTAAGACTATTGAACAACGGGGCTGGGTACGGAATAGATATGGACGACTGTATCAGATTCCTGCGGAATTAGCTTATAAAGGGGTCAACTATTTGGTTCAAGGCACTAGTGCCGATATTTTAAATGAGAGGATGATTAAAGTTTATGAATATCTTAAGGATAAAAAGAGCAATATCTTGTTACAAGTCCACGATGAAATCATTTGTGAAATCCACGATGATGAAATATGTGAAATACCACTTGAAATCCAACAATTATTAGAAGAAAATAGCTTGGGTATTCCACTCAAGGTAGATATAGATGTATGTCAGGGGTCTTGGGCAGTTAAAACAGATTGGTCTAAAATGCACTTGACACCAAAACTACCATCTGTTACACTAGAAGAAGCAATAGATTGGGATTAGGAGGAAAAGAATGGCTAAAGTAAGTATGCACTTAGGGTTTACATTTAGGGTAGGAGATTTATCTACCAATCAGTATGGACGAATAGACTTATCTTTTGACCAAATTGATACAGAGTTGCCGTTAGAGGGGCAATTGGCAGATGCTGGTCATACCGCTGACCAAGTATGGGAAGTTCTGAGGGCTAAGGTAGATTCCCAAGTAGATGGTTTGCTGGATGGGGGTAAATAAATTTGAAAAGTTCGGCTGAAGAAGTGATTAATCAATTATTGGGCGATAAAGATTTAGGATTACGGAGGGGAAATAGTCCAGAATTTGCGTATGGAAGGATACCTTTTGGTATACCAGCCTTAGATCGTTTAACGGGTGGGGGAATACCTAAAAAGAGAATGACTATATTGTATGGGGCAAATAATGTAGGTAAATCTTATTTAGCTTCTCAGATATGCAAAAACGTTCAGCTTGAAGGGGGAACCGCTGGATGGATAGACACAGAGTTGTCCTGGGATAACGAATGGATGGAAAAGTGTGGGGTAGATACAGACAGTATATTAGTTGCTCAACCTACTACAGGCGAACAAGCCTTTGGTATAGCTAGACAATTAATGAAAGCAGGAGTAGGAGTAGTTGTATTGGATAGCATTGCGGGATTAGTCCCTAGTGCTGTTATGGAACCCCCCAAAACTAAAAACTCTGAAGAAGAGTTTGCTTATAATCCTATGGCATGGCAAGCTAGATTTATTAATACGTCTCTTCCCAGGTTATTGCCCAATCTACAGGAAGGATCAGCATTTGTAGCCATTAATCAACTTAGAACTGGTCTTGGTAAGGTAGCTTTAGACACTATGCCAGGAGGATTAGCACAAACTTTCTTTGCCCATTTCTTATTACAAGTACGTAGAGTCGGATGGTTGGAAACCGCTGATAAAGAGAAGGTGGGTTTTGACATGGAAGTGCGTTTACGAAAAACTAAGGTGGGGGGAGAGAACTGGAAATCAGCTATTGTCCCTTTTAGAGTAGAGGGTGGTATTGATTTAGTTGAAAGCTATATGAGAGATGGGTTAGCTACGGGAATAATAGATAAGAAGGGGGCTTGGTATACCTACAATTCCCAACGGGCACAAGGAATGAATGGTTTGAAGACTCTTATGGTGGATAACCCACCGTTGTTGGCTGCTTTAATTGCTCAATTGGAGGGAACTAATGCTCTTACCGAAGGACTTCACGGAGCAGGAGAAGACGATAGCTGATTGCTTGTCTAGATTAGGCTTGCGATTTACCGAACAATTTAATATATTGACATATACAGTAGATTTTTGGGTAGCAGAATTATCTATGGTCATAGAGGCTGATGGCCCAATCGGACATTTACGAAAGGCTGATGCGAAAAGAGATGAAGCTCTCCTCTCAAATTCTGAAATTGAGGTAGAGCATGTACTTCATATTACAGGTAAAACTAAGGAACCCATTATGGAGGAATTATGTCAGGCGTTAGACAAATTATAAAGAAACCTCATAAGCTTACTCAAGCTATAAATCAAGATGAATGGATGTTAACAGCTTTAAGTGACCATTTAGGGCATACGAATACAAGAGTTAATACAGGAGTATTTTATCCATCTAATTTGGGTAACCCGTGTAATAGAATGTTGTATTTATCTTATAATGGATTACTTCCCGCTCAATTTATAGAACCAACTCTCCAAAGAATTTTTGATTGTGGTGATGCTCTAGGCTATAGATTTGAAAAATATTTTGAAAAAATGGGTATTTTAGTGGGGACAGAAAGGGCAGTACGTTGTGATGACCCTGTAATTTCTGGACGTATGGACTTTGTAATTAAACACCAGCAGCATGGTTATGCAGTAGTAGAATTGAAATCTATAAATACGAGAGGTTTTAAATCATTATTAGATAAGCCTAAACCTGACCATTTAATACAACTTCAAATATATCTCCACTTATCTCAAATTGAACATGGGCTGGTGTTATATGAGGATAAGAATGACCAACAACTTAAAGCCTTTGCTGTTCAATATGATCCGAAAGTATGGACAACAATCCAAGAGAGATGTTATACTATTATGACAATGGTGAATGTCCCATTAAAATGTACGGGGTTAAAATATTGTCAGTGTAGAGGAGTATCATGACCCAATTAAAAATGGAAAAACGGGAAGGTAGATGGAGTCCCTTTAAGGCTATAACCCAAGCGGATAAGTTCATAGAAGATTTACTGGTACCATCTATAGGTAAAGAATTAGCCGTTGACCAAAATTTAGATTTTCCCAATCTAATGAATGCTGACAATAAAAAATTGGAACAGTTTCTTACTATGTATGGTGGGATT